TCAATGTCATCTCCTAAACCTTTAGATGCGCTCGGCTTCGCCATTTTGGAAGTCTTCGTAGTCTTCCCCGATTTCTTCTCGGACATATTCTTTGGATTTTTTTAATGTATCAAATATGGAGAACAGACTGATGCCTGTCTCCTTTTCTATATCCCTCATTGACATATCGGTGGTGTGGTATATCTCAAACATCTTTTGGTCATACCAATGTTGGTCTTCCATCACCTGCCATACCTTGTCAATAAGGCGTTCAAACCCTTCGGCTTGTTCTATATCAAATAATTCTTCTTCTTGGTCGTACTCTACCATATCCCCTGTGAAGACAAGGAACTCTTTCTTCTTTTGGGCTTGGCGTACCATATTGCGAATAGTGACCCATACAAACAACTTGTTGGGTTCACCCTTGTACATTATGCGCTCTGGGTCTTCTATGTACCTGTTCAAGCGGATGTACATCTCTTGCACAACATCTTCAGCGTAGTCTCCTGCGCCAAAACTGTGTGCCATCTTCAGCCACTCCTTGTGCTTGGTTGCTAAAAGGTCAAGTACGGTCATTGCCTTCAGTTGCCCAAGTCAATACAAAAGCAAAAACCCCAAAGCACAACTGCAAGGAGTGGTACTTGGGGTCTTCATAATCATCATTCATCTCGGAGTTCCAATAGTTAATACCTACCAGAAATCCTGCAAGGGGTGCTATGTCAAGTGCAAAGTTCATTTTGATGTAAGCGGTTTATTTCCTGTTCTTTAAGATACAACTTTTCACGAGTTTCTAACAACTCTTCCCTCAAGTTATTAACACGAACTATTAACATAGCATTTTCTCTTGCAAGGCTCTGCTCAAAAGTCTCATCTCCTCCCTGTAATCTCTTAACGATGTCACAGGCATCTTGGTAGAATCTTGGGTAGGCTCTATCGTATCGTAAGTTCGTGTCGTGCCACTTCGTTGCGTGGATAACCGTAGCGTGGTTCTTCTTGGTTACTCGTGCGATCTCTAATGTAGAGAACAAATCTCGTGCCGCAACCATAAACGCAAACCTTGCCATCACATTCTTATGTTGCCTTGATGGAGTGATGTGGTTGATTCTAATGTATTCGTTGTACTCTTCTTGTAATAGTAATTCGGTTGGTCTCATTTTAGATTTTCGTTAAGGTTATCTAATCTACTTTCGTATTGCTTAATTAGTTCAGCTTGTTTTCTAATGGTTAGTTTAAGGTCGCTATTCTTTGCTTCCGCATCCCATACCATATGTTGTACATCCTCTACCATTTCTATAGCAGTAGACATAGCAGTATAGATACTTAATAGGTCTATGAAGATGTCCATCTCGTATCCGTTGTTCGTGTCCTGTGGCTTTAGGGCGTGGGCGATGTTCATCAAGTCACTATTCTTCTGGCGTAACCATAGAAGAGCAATGCTCTTACTTCCTCCCCTCCAATTGTAATTCTCTTCCATCTTAAAAAGGTAAGTTACTTTGTTTCTTCTCCTTCATACAAATTAGATTCTCTCCGTGAATCTCAAAACCTACATTATCAGGCAAACTACGAAATCTTATTGGTTCATCCATAGGAGTCGGTCTACCACCTGTCTCTACCTCCTTTACCTTTCTTATGTGTACTTGGTTGTACATCCATTCAGTAGGGTGTTGAATATAACGATGGATGACCACAAAGTCATCAGCTCGGTTCACAAACTTACCTCCTCCTTCAATATCAGCAGAACTTGGTGGTATAGGGTGACCTGCATACTCGTGTCCTGCTGCGTGTTTCATACGCAAGGCAGAAGTTACTGCGTGAGTGTTTAACCAGATGCTCACATCGTGTTGTTTTGCCCATTGTCTAAAATGGGTAGCCACCTCATAGTCGTACTCGTGACCTCCAAGAGTTGAGAACATATCCTTGTCCTTTACTAATGAGTTATAAGGGTCAATCAAGAAACCATCAAACCCCTCTTGGTGATAGATGTCAGTAGCCTCCTCAATTAAGTCCTTATAGGTGTACATCTTCTTATCGGTGTCTATAATGATGAAGTACCTCTGGATTAAGTCTTGAGCCATATAGAACTCATCTTCTTCTATCTTGTTGATGGGCTTACCCAAGAAGAACTCCGATATTTTCTTTACCAACGATACAGGTGTGTTCTCGGAACTAAATACCAACCATCGGATGTCGTTGACTATAGATTGGAGGAGCATCATATACAAGGTTACGGATGTCTTCCCGACATTGGCGTGTCCAAGTATCACATTAAAGTTTCCTCTCTTGAAACGAAAGTGGGCATCCAAGTTCCATTGACCGAACTTTAGCCCTTCCTTGACTTTGCCGTTTCGCACATCATCAAGTTTACCGAACACATCGGCATAAGATATTTTTGACATAGAGTGTTTGAGTTAAAAAGGGAGGGCAATGCCCTCCCCTAATATACATCTTTAGAATGGTAAACCATCTTGGTCTACAGGTTGTGATTCCTCACGCCCTTGAAAGTGTTGCTGATGAGTTGCTTGGGCTTGGGCTGCGCCCTTCTTCATTACCCAATCAGCAAAGGTCTGTGCATTCGCAATGACTTGTTGAGGCGTACCTCCCAACTCGGCTGCTGCTTTTAATGCGGTTTGTCTAATAATGCTTTCATCCTTTGAGGTGGTTGAACCTCCAGAAGTGGTAGGTGCATTATTTGCATATTGAGGGTTAACAGGCTTGACCGTGTAGTAGGTCTTGCCGTTGTACTCTCTTGGAATGTAATCGTAAGTAGCCTCTTGTCCTACTACGAACTTGTTTTGATTCGGGTCTTTGGAATTGTACTTCCCATTATCTCCGTTCTCAAATGTTACATAGAACCCATAAAGCGTTCCATACTGCCCCTGATAAGGCTCTCCTGCGGACTTAATGTCCTTGACAATAGATGTTTTAGTCATCGTATTTAAATTTAGTTAATAGTTCAAAGTTAATTAAAATGTTGATATGTCATCAACCCAGATGGGAGTTTTTTCTCCCACATAACAATTAAATGTATTGTAATCCAAAAACTCTATGGCTTCTTCCCAACTCATATCTCTGGACATTACTTCAATGCACTTTTCTCTTGAATAGACAACCTTCCAAAGGTTTGGCTCAAATCCAATGATAGCATCATCAAGACCATCAGCAAAAAGAACCTCATCTTCTTGAGCGTATCGCTCAATTATTATTTCCTTCACTTAATACAGGATTTATGAGTTCAACTTCAACTTCACAATAATTCCTTTCAACATCCTTGTCATAGCGGATAGTGAGCTTGTGATAGTATTTAGGACTGTCATCAGGAATCCATCCGTTAGCAACGAGAGTATCAGCAACAAACTTTGAGACAAGTACATTATTGTCCACATCGGCACGAGTATTGTACCTAATACTGATAGTGCAGCCCTCTGCACAATGGTGGTCGTAACGAGCCAATTCTTCTTCAACGATTTTTTTATAGCCATCTTTAATTTTTTTACGATATGTCCAATGCTTACCTGCATATAGACTATTTAGACTTATAGTTTTTGGCAATTTCAGCAGAAGTCTCAAGGTATTGTTCATAAGCGATGTATTCTAATTCTTTCTCTAAATGGTCAATAGCCTTTTGGATATCCTGCTCAATAGGGTTGCCCTCTTTCTTACCTGCTCGTAGGAGATAAGCAATGGCTACACCCAAGTTGTAGTTATCTCTTTGAAAGTCCATACAGACATCAAAGGCTTCTATCTGCTTGTACTTACCTGAATAGTAACTTGGTGTCAACTTCCGTTTGATGGTACTTTGAGAGTTGGGCGGAGTTGCCTCTGTATTGTAACCGCCTGTCATCGTAGAATCCGAAGTGGAGGTAAAAGTGGTCTCGTAAGGTGATTTCGTTGATTTCATATTCTTCTGGGTATTCGGAGATATTATATTTCGGTTTCATTACTTTCCTTAAACGCTTTAAACAAGTTCATTGCTGATTCAGCACTAATTCCTTTTAGAGAGTAGTCTCTAATAATAAACTCTCTCAAGAGTCTTACTTCGTTTGCGAGTGCCTCTACACGAGCCTCACACAGTTCCAGATATTGGTCTTTAATGTCCATAGTGATTTTGATTTGATACGAATGTACACAAAATTATTTACATACAACATAGAGACAAAAAAAAAGAGGGAGGTGTCTATTAGACACAACTCCCCCCTTATATAAATTATATAGAGTTATAAAAAAAAGAGGCTATAAGCCTCTATTTATATATTTATATATCTATCTCTATTAGTGTAGAGGCTTACAAGCCTCCGCCTCTATAACTTTATATATACAAAGTTCTAAATAAAAAATGACACTATCAAGTTTTGTTATTCACAGACTACTTAACATTACCTCTCTTGTCAAGAGTGCGTACCGCAAAGTATCCACCTACTACCGTTACACTCAACATATTCCATAGGCTGATCCAACTTTCGTTGACATCTACCCAACCTAATCCA